CCCCCAATTTGCCGAGTGGTTGCGGAGTGGAATTCAGATCCGACGAACCCTGCTGGCGCAGGATCGTCCGTCTTAATTCCTAATCGGTGACCGCTTCAGCTTGGGCGATGCAGGTTGTCGCTTCGCTCGGGTCTATTCGACCCGGCAACCCGCTGCGCCCAGGCTTCCGCTAGGTGAAATGCCCCCCAGTAAGCCCCAATAATTTTTGCTTCGCTTCGCTCGCAAAAATTATAAATTATGGAGCGGTGGCTTCGCCCCCGCACAGAGGTTATGACAAATGTCATGCAAAGAAATCATTTCACCTAAGAATTTCTGGTATATAGTACCTTTCCCGTACCGTATGCACATCGCCAGATCGTGATAGGATTTTGCCCATGAAAGATATTTGCTGCACCATCAGTATGAATGACGAGATCCTCGAGCTGTGCATCGAGCAAGTAGATCCCGGCGATGACTTCAACGTCATGTGCGCCTCACTCAGTGACGAGGACGGCCCGCTTCAGATCGAGTATTTCGAGTCCAGCGTGGACACAGAGCCACTTGAGATAATTCAGATGGCACTTGAAAAAATTCAAAACGGTGTGCAATAGAATAAAACGCACAAATAAAAAAAAATTTCGCAAAATTTTAGGAAATTTCCAACATGTCTAGATCACTCACAGAAGCACCAGAACCAGAAGAAAATGAAGCTCCCCCGATCACAATGGTCGATGTTCTCAATGTTTTGATGGGACTAACCTTCGAGGTCGAAGAGCTAAAAAACAAAGTCGAGACCCTAATTAAGCAAAAAGACAACCTATAATTGTCTTATGTCTGAAAATCAAGTCTCGCTGCTAGACGAAACGCTAATTCGTGCTGCCGCATCTGGCAAGTCTGGTGAAGAGATGGAATCGCTAACTGGCATCCCAGCGGCACAGGCGGTCATGCACGTCAAGCAATTGCTCTCAAGACGTGATATTTGGAGCGAGATTGAGCGTAGACAGCTTTTGCTACACGAATTGAACGATCTTAAGGACTCGCTTAGCTCTCGTGCGATAGAGCTTCAGGATGACGACTCGGCCAGATTGCTGTTGAAAGTCTTACAGGAGATAGGTCGCAGGCTCGATTCAGAGAAGCAAAGCATTGAAGTTGACATGATCAAGCTCAACGAATACCAGCAGAGGGTCATGCTAAAGGCCATGGACGCCGCTTTGAACTTTGCAAAGGGTGAACTAGCTGTGCGGTACCCAGAGGTTCCCAAGGAGGAGCTAGACGAGCTGGTGATGGAGGGTCTAGTGAAAGCTAGGTACGAATTGGAAGCGGAGACTGAATGATGCCAATGTATGACTATAAGTGCGACTGTGGCAACGTCAAAGAGATTATCCACGGATTTGTAAACGAGCCGACGATTTTATGTGAAAAATGTCATAAAGAGATGTCTAAGCAGTTTGGCAGTCCTGCAGTGACTTTCAACGGGGGCGGGTTTTACTCGACTGATAAATGATTGAGAACGCACTAGACGGCGCAATTGCCGAGCTTCGGAAGCGTAGCAAAAACTCACTGTACCTAAACGACCCTGTTGCTTGGGCTAGTGATGTGCTCGGTAAGCACATGTGGTCAAAACAGGCTGAGATTGCTGGCTCTATTGTCGATAACACGCACACCGCTGTGGTTTCTTGTAACGGAGCTGGAAAGTCTGCAACAGCAGGTATTCTCGGTGCGTGGTGGGTTTCTGTGCATGATCCTTACGAGGTGGCTCTGATTGCCTCTGCTCCGACCTACCCACAGATTAGTCGTGTATTATTTAGAGAACTCAAGGATAACCACAAGGCAGCGAAGCTAAATGGCTATCCTTTGCCGGGTCACATCAACCAGTCGGAAGAATGGAAGTTGCTAGATGAATTCGGGACACTTATTGGGTTCGGACGCAGACCCGCAGATACGGATATTGTTTCAGCGTTCCAAGGAATCCACAGACGCTATGTATTTGTCATTCTGGATGAGGCTGGGGGTATCCCCACTGACCTTTATACAGCAGCTGAGGCTGTTACGACTTCTGCGGACTCAAGGGTACTTGCCATTGGTAATCCGGACCGTAGGGGCACCGAGTTCCACAGGATCTTCAGGGAAGATGAAACTTGGAACAAAATTTCGATATCTGCCTATGATAGCCCTAATTTCACTGGCGAGTGGGTCCCGGAAGATGTTAAGCCTCTCCTAATCCAGCCAAGCTGGGTTGACAGGCAGAAGATTGCTTGGGGCGAGGACTCAGCTCGGTTCAAGTCAAAGGTGCTGGGCGAGTTCCCAGACGAAGACGATACAGCGTTCTTTAGCCAGCAGGCAATTGACAAAGGTCTAGACACTGAGGTCGAAGAAGATAGCGAAGCTGGCATTGTGCTCGGAGTCGACTTGGCTCGTTTTGGTGATGACGATTCAGTCATATACTTGAATAACAACGGAAGATTGAGGCGTTATGCGAAATGGACGAAAGCAACATCGGTTGAGTCAGCAAACAGAGTCCACCAAGCGGCTATCGAGACGGGAGCGTCTCAAGTTCGTGTTGATGGTGCGGGTCTTGGAGGTCCGGTTATTGACCAGCTCGCTGTACTGGCGCAGGGAAAATATACAGTAATCTCCATGATGGGATCTGCAGCCAGCCCTGACAGGTCACGTTACTACAACGCTAGGGCGTATAACTTTGATTCTATGCGTGAGCAAATGCTAAACGGCAAGATCGATGTTGACCCAGATGACAAAGAGCTGTTTGATGAGATGATGATGCTCAGGTATAAGTTCTCACAGCTTGGGTCAATTCAGATCGAGAGCAAAGATGACATGCGATCCCGTGGTATCAAATCTCCTGACCATTTAGATGCCGCAGTTTATGCAACTGTGAACCTAGATCACTTGATGGCATCGCCATATGGAGACATGAAGCCGGGCGACAAATTGTACTCTGACCCTGAATTTTTAACAAATTCAGATCCTTTTTACACAAATTGGACATGGTAGACTAGATTTTATGGATAAAAATGACTTTTTAAAGCAATTTGAGGCTATGACCGCCGAAAATGAATTGCTTCGTGAATCTTACGCAAGCATGGCACAAGCGATCATCCAGTTCGATGATGACGGTTGGAACCCACTAGGCACACACTTTGGACAAGCTGGCTTTACTCTGACTGAGCTTCGAGTAGCTGCTTCTAAGATGCGTGAGGTCACAGAGGGTAACCCATTGTTGAAGCGTGGTTCCGCAATGCGTACCAGCTACATCTTTGGTCGTGGAGTGAGCTTTGGCGATCAGCCACCTCGCATCAAGCGACTAATCGAGAACCCACAGAACCAAGATGTGTTGTTTAGCTCAGAAGCACAGCTGATCAACGAGCGTAGCCACTTTACAGACGGTCAGTTCTTTATCCTTGCAGACAACCAAACCAAAGAACTACAAAGAATTCCATTCGATGAGATCACAGGTGCTGTTACCGACCCTGATGATGGTGAGCGTATCCGCTACATCCGCAGGACTTGGAACCAGACTGACATGGACTTTCCTACAAACCAGCAGAGCTTGATCGCTAAGGATGTCTGGTACCCAGTTGACACTTACCAGCCACGAGGCAGGTTTGCACGCACAATCCAGAACCAGCCTGTTGATGCAAGCAAAACAATGTTCTACAGTCGTGTGAATCGTCGTGCGGGCCGAATCTGGGGAGTTCCAGACGCATTACCAGCACTCCCATGGGCACACGCCTACAACGAGTACCTCAAAGACGGTTCACGCCTTTTGAAGTCCCTAGCTATGTTTGCGTGGCAACTACGCACAAAGACTAAAGCTGGTGCGACTGCTGCCGCAGCTAGTGTGGCTACACCACAAACCGCAGGCTCAACCGCAGTAACTGGTGACGGCATGGAGCTATCAAGCTTGCCCCGCTCAAACAGTGTCGATCTAGAAACTGGTCGTCCACTAGCAGCGATGGTTGCCTCGGCACTTGAAGTTTCTGTGATTACGCTTTTGAGTAACCCCGGCAGTGGTGGATCTTACGGAACCGCAGCGACACTGGACATCCCGACTCTGAAGTCAATGGAATCCCGTCAGGCAGTCTGGACTCAGTTCTATCAGAGAGTTCTACGCTGGATGGGTGCACCTACTCAGGATGTTGCATGGCCAAAGATCGAGGTTGAGCCATCACAGCGACTAATGCAGGCTCTTGCACTTGCTCGTGAGACAAACGCCATCTGGGATGACGAATACCGTGCTGCAGTTATCGAGACTTTGGATGTGCCTAAGATGCACGACACAGCACCACCTCGTGATGACGACCCATACACAGGTGATGATGACGGTAGTCCAATTCCAGCTCAGGGTCAGTCTGGAGCAGTAGGTTCTATGCAGGATCAGGCTAATGACTTGCGTGATGCCGACAATGAACCAACTGCCTAAAAAAGCCATTGTGATATCATTTCTATTAGATAATTCTGTTATGGAGTGATATGACCACAAAGCTAAACGAGTCCGCAAGCTTATTCAATGCTGACTCTAAAAATAAATGGCGTGTCAAGGTTATCGAATCCGGCTGGGGATCCTCAGGATACTACCCAGCAGACATGCTCCGCAACTATGGTCCTCAGGTTTTTAGAGAGGGCACCAAAGTTTTCATGAACCACCCAAGTGCTACTGAGTCGACTGATCGACCAGAGCGGGATGTTCACCAACTAGCAGGCAAGCTTGTCAGCAACTCATACTTCCGAGAGGGAGCTTTGTATGCTGACGTTGAATTCTACTCACACTATGCGCCGATCATAAAAGAAATGGCAGATGACATTGGTCTGTCAATTCACGCCATGGGCAACAGCTACATGGGCGAGGCAGAGGGTAGACAAGGACCAATCATCGAGTCGCTGGTCGAAGACCCGCTGACAAGTGTTGATGTGGTCACAGTGGCAGGTGCAGGTGGCAAGTTTGTCGCTCTGCTGGAAAGCTACAGAAACAATGCTGAAGTTACCGATTTGGTAGCAGAATCCAATACGGAAGGAAAAGAAATGTCAATTACTAAGGAAGAGTTTGAGGCAGCACTAGCTGACCTTAAAGAAACCTTTGTTGACGCTCTAGCTCCTTTGCGAGAGTCAGTATCTGTGCTCGTAGAGGAGTCAGCTGAAGCTGTGGAGGAGGCCGTGGAGGATGAAGCTCCAGCCATCGACCCAGTTGACGTTGCAGAGAAGTTCAACGAGTCCGGACTTCCAAAGGTTGCGCTACAGCGTGTAGCAGAGACCATGAAGTCAGACCAGAACGCCAAGACTGTTGACGAACTGATTGCAGACGAGAAAGCTTACGCAGACTCACTCAAAGAGTCTGTAGCTGCATCAGAGATCGACACGAAGGGTGTTGTCCACGAGGCACAGACCTCAACCACCGCAGATGAGTTTGACGCAGTTGTGTCACGCATCAAGAGAAAGTAAGGAAAGGTAAATGTCAGAAAACGAGATTTACACCAAGGGCAGCGAGCTAGTCTTCCCAGTACACACCAGCGTTACCGGTGGTGACTTTGTACAGGTTGGCGAGATCGTCGGAGTAGCCCAGAACGATGCCGTCACAGGTGAGGATGGCAACACCTACGCCACCTTGAAGATGGACGGTGTATTCGCATTCACAGAGGCCAGCGGATCATCTTTGGCAGTTGGAAGTGCAGCATACGGATCAGCAGATGGCACATCAGGCATCATTGCTGAGGTAAGCGACACTGACACTGACAAGCTAGTCGGTCACGTTACCAAGCTTGGAACCACTCAGGTGCACGTTCGCCTAATCCAGAGCGCATAGTTAGAAAAGGAATAAAGAATGACTAAGAACATCACTTCACGTCACGTTGAAGCAGCCAAGCTTTTCGAGGGTGCGCTTCGTGGCGACAGGATGGACAAGCTAAAGCTTCAGGAAGGTATCGCAACAAGCGACCTGCCAGAGCTTTTGGTGCCCACCCTAAACAAAATCCTCTTGGAAGAGTACGACTACCAGCCACGAGTTTGGAACGAGTTTTCAACCCGTTTGGTAATGGACGACTTCCGTCCCGT